CTAAACGATCAAAGGTTAATCCTATATAAAAATGTTCCATTATTGTTCGTACTCCGTAATAATATATTGATTAGCATCACTAGTTGTATGATAAAAGTTAAATCCACTTGGTACACTGCCGCTTGTACTTCCCTGTAGTTGTATAGTTATAGCAGTAGTTCCTGTTGTTGTATATAAAAACTGACTTCTTAAGTAATGATGGCTTCTTTGTTCATCAGCATCAAAGTTACCACGAGCACGGTTATTTTCCCAAACTACTGCACCATTTACTAAAAATCTTATGAGTGTGTCACCACTGCCGTTACTTGTTGATCCATTCCAAGTCTGTACACCGTGTTCAATAACTAATAAATTTCCAGCTTTTTTAGGTGTATAAGAAATACTATTTCCTACATTTGTATATGCTTGGTTGCTACTGATAGTAGTGCTGTTTCCTGAACCCATATGATAACGCTGTACATTTACTACTGGTAAAGTTTGTCTACCATTTACGTGATATCCTTGTGCATTGTGCGTACCAAACGTTTGTGACTTATAAGTTGCTGTATTATCTATACGGAAGATTTCATCAGCACCGCCGTTACCCCAGAACTTAAATTCATCACCGCTTTGAATTGTCAATACTTTAGTAAAAGTACCATTTCCTGCATCACTAGTCTGTAATTCAATATCAAAAGGACTAGATGGATCAGCAATAAATCTTGTCTTATCTCCAATATCCAGATTTGTATGTACTTTAACACCACCAGCTGCATATGCAGACAGTCTTAAGTTACTTGTGTCTCCGCTAGACGAACCAGTGGCTAAATGTACTTCTTCACCTTCCACTACCATATCACGAAGATTACCACTAACAGGATCTATACTTGCTAAACCTGTTCCTGCAACACTGCCTTCGTTACTGACTCTTACATTAAATGATCTGTTTGTGTTTAGGTTTACATCTAATTTGTTTCTTGGACTATCTGTACCAATACCAATGTTACCATTGTTTTTAATATATAATCTATCCCCACTGCCCACATTGATAAAAAAGTTATCATTAGTACCAGTAGTAAGTCCTACTTTATCCACAGTTGGAGTGTTAATACGTAATTCAACAGCGGCGGCGCTGCTTTCAAATTTAGCAATGTTATTAAGTCCTTTAACTGTTAAAGGATCATTTCTGGCAGTACCAACTGTTCCAATACCCAAAGTTCCATTAGAGCTTAATACAATAGCAATATCTGAAGAATCTTCGTGTCTAATGTTTTCTACTAATAATGTACTCATACTGGTTTCTCCGGCCAAACAACATTTTCTGGACTGCTATATGTTTCTGTAATATCTCTCAGTGCTTGGCGATAAGGCTTCCAGGCATCACGTGTTGCTTGTGGGATATCTTCCATCTGTGTCCAGTCTGTTTCAGCTATTTTTCTGTTGCGTTCTATTCGCAAATAAGTTAATGGCAAGGCAGATTGTAATTCTGTTGCTTTTGCTTCCACTTCAGACCAAGTCATACTAAAGTCTGCTGGATCATTACTCCATATAATACTATCGTTATCGTCTACACCATTACTTTCCCAATAAACTTCCAACCATTCAGCCTCAGTTGTTGGAATAATGTCACTTTCTATTTTAAAGGCTTTTCCGAGAGGGCGAACAATTGCACTACATGCTTCTGCTATATAATTAATATTCATTATTGTCTAATCTCCCTGGCTGTAATAATAACTCTAGATGCATATCCCCAGGTACCGTTATCACTACTACTATATCCAATATAAATTGTACCACTATCGCTGCTTTCTTGTTTCATTTCAAATCCGTATGTACACTGACTTGTTGATCCGGGTCTATCATATGCAATCCAGCTCTCTAAGTTCTGGTCATTATGGTCATAACCATTTTGTGATCTAGCACCACCACCAGCTACTCGCATTCTGCTACTTCCAGACTGTTGCCCAGCACTGGTAATTAAATGGCTACTGTTAGGTGAATATCTTACGCTACGGAATACAAAAATATTGTTAGCACCAGTTGTTGTCTGGTTGAGAGGTACAAAATAATGTAACACAATTAAACTGTCACTGAATTTTGGAGTTATATTAAGTCGATAACTTGAATTAGGTTCTCCCCAAGCGTTAACACTACTAAAGGTAGACAATACATTGGTTTCCATTACAACTTCTTGTACAACACTTCCAGCACCGCCTGTTAAATATCCTTGGACTTCAAGATCTCCGCGACCACTTAATCGCATTTTTTCGTCATAAGTACTACTATCACTGTTTTTAATATTCCAGGTTAACCACGGATAGGTCTGACCATAGGCTGACATATCATTGTTATTACCCCAATAAAACCAATTGGGGCGCATTTCAATACCAATTTCTTCAGGACCTGTTTGATAATTATGTCCCCAGCCTTTCCATTTAAAACTTCCTGGACCATTTGCACTATTACTTCCTGTAGTGGACGAGGTCGAAGATAGTTGCAGTGTAGTTCCTGTTGGGTTGTTACCAGCACTGTCTTTGTAATCTGCAATATCCAAATATGTGGAAGGCGCAGTAGTATTAATACCCACACGTGCTTTGTTGGTACTGTCATTTTTTCCTTTAAGGATAATATCTGCTTGTCCATATTGACAATTTGGCTCAATATGTATATCATAACCACTAGTGCCATATACGCTTCCTCTATCTCCAGCACCGTAAAATGCAACACCAGTATTACTACTATTGTTTCCACTTGAAACTAAGATAAATGCATTATCGTCTCTCTGAAAACTTGCAATATAGTTTGTGTTATTGTGTCTATTAGCTGTATTGGTTTGTGTAGGAGAAACTGTAAAGTTATTTCCAACAGTGTTGCCAACTTGTAACGAGTCACTTATTACTGCATTTGTTATGGTTATGTTTCCACTGCTGTCTGCTTGTACAATTTTATCCAACTCAATAGTAGTACTACCAGCAATGTCTGGTGCTACTAGATCTACATATCCGCTTGTATCGCCTTTTATTCTTAAATTTGCCATTATACTATAACCCACCTACTGCCACTACTTATCGTTACTGTTACACCACTATCAATAGTAACAGGACCTGCTGCCATTGCACTGTCTCCCACTGCAATAACATGATCTACTGTCACTGTTTGACTGTTTGTAAAGAACGGTTGGTTGGCTCTAACACCACCAGTGACATTAATGTCCTTGTTTAAATCCCATTCATCATTTGTGCCATCATATGTAATAGTGGCATTTGCACCTGCAACTGTGATACCTGCACCATTGGCCGTAGTATTATCAGTTGCATTTTTAGCAATTGTAATATTGATATCTTCAACATCAAGTGTTGCTGTGTTGAGCGTAGTTGTTGTTCCATTAACAGTTAAGTTACCGCCAACTGTAACATCTCCACTTAATGCTGAACTAATTCTTGCATCTGCACGAGCATCAGTGTAATATAAATTGCTGACACCTTCTGCTAAATCATCAGTGTCTTTACTACCGAATGCAGTGTCAAAGTCACTCTGACTAAATGGTGCGCTTGGTGTCCAATTGGCACCGTCCCATACAAGTGCATCTCCACTTGTTGGTGCTGATGATGTTGTATCTACATCCGATAAATCATCTACACTTGCCGCAGCGATGCGAGCATCTACACGTACATCTGTGTAAAATAAGTTAGTTGCACCTTCAGTAAGATCGTCAGCATTTGTACTACCTGCTTGTTGCCATGCACTGCCATCCCAGATATAAAGGATATTGTTATCTGTTGCGAATGCCTGGTCACCAGCATTGTTGCCTGTTAGCGGCAAATATGTGCTGTCATCGTAAATGTTAACCTTAGCAACAACGGCTGAACCATCTTCAACAACCAGTTCAGCAGTACCAGCCACCTCACGGATCTTATTCTCGAATGACGGTGTGTTCTCTACATATGTAGCCAAATCCTGCGGTACGAACTTATTGACGCTGGCATCATATACCAGACACATCTGGTTAACAAGACTTGGAATAGGACGTAGCTCAACTGGTGTCTTGTGACCTTCTTGTGTGTGCTGGAAGTAGACAATATAGTTTCCATTGATGTTTGTCTCAATAGCCAAGTCTTTGACTGTAATAGCACCTCTCATAGGTGCATGGTTACCACACTGATAGTAAAGTGTATCAGGTGCGTCATTTGGTACTGTAAATGTAATTGTACCGTTGTCAGTTCTTGATCCAGTTACGCCGTCAGTATACTCTCCAAAATATGTTCCACTAGAAAAATTAGTACCGTTGTCAGTTGTAAAATACAGTGGATGGCCAACAGCGTTAATATTGATTGTATATGTACCTCCTCTATAGAACGGACCCAAGTTGGGGTTATCGCCTTTAGCTGCACCGCTGAACGTGTATGCACCTGTTCCGTTGTTAGTAACAGTATAACTTACGCTAGGCGCATTCAGTGTTGGTAATGTAATACTACTAGGTACACTGATGTTAATACGTTGTACGTCTGTGGCATTGCCCCCGTTAATATCTGGATGAGTGTCACTTACTGGTCCACTGCTGACTGCCCAACTAATTAAGTTGTCTGTTCCTGCGCCATCAATCCACTTCAAATAAAGTGAGTGTGTTTGAGTCATCTGATCAAATAGATCATATGCTGCAAAATTGTTGACAGTGTATGTACCTTGCAAGTATAATGGTACTTGAATTTCTGGTGAATTTGTTATTTCACGTCTGGCATAAGGTAAACTACTGGTTTCCCAAGTCCAAAGCCACTGTGTGTCTTGTCCTGCTTGTGGCGCAGAGACTTGAATTTCTAGTACTTCTGGTGCAATTGCTAAGTCAACTTCAGGAATATTATCTTCGCTAAGAGTTCTATTACCAAGTTCAATACTATTGCCGCTCAAATATAAGTCACGGAAACGATTAGTTGTACTCCCCAAGTCATATGCAATATTGGTGTCAGGAATAATGTCACCACTTACATTACCTAGTTTAGTCTGTACACGAGCATCTGTATAATAAAGGTTAGTGCTACCTTCTGATAAATTATCAGTATCGTCTAATCCAAGTGCAGATAAATTAACAAAGTTTGCATTACCATGTAGTACTATTTGTATTACATCATTAGTAAATGGAGGGTTAACAAATGTTACATCGCCATTTGCAAAACTATAATCAGTAGTTTCCTGTAATAATACACCATTTAAGTAAACAAATGCACTTACATTAGATCCTACACCTGTACTAAAAACTGTAGTAGTGTTATCGCCAGTAAATTCTTTAAGGGTAAATGCAGCTTGATCACCACCTGTTGTACTGATCCACTCAGTACCAGTCCAGATAAACAGTTCAGCACTAGTACCGCTGTCAAACCATAAATCTCCGCTTTGTGGTGATGTTGGAGCAGTATCGCTAAATGTTACAGCAGCCAAATCTGCCCAGCTAATATTGCCTGCACCGTCTGTTTGAAGAACGTTGCCAGTACTGCCGTCTGCTGTTGGTAATGTAAATGCACTGTTAATCTGTACTGCGCCAGACAGATTACTGATGTGTGCATTTGCGAATTTATTATTGGCGCCGCCAAGATCCTGGTCATTATCCGTCTGCGGAATCAGACCACTTTTGACTACAAATGGTTTATTATTTGCCACGGTTCACTTTCCCCTATAGCTGTATGTTATATGTATTTATTAAATTTACTATGTCTAATGATTTATGTATCGCCTACATATCCAGGATCCGCATATCCAGTGGACATATATCCTAAATCTGTAGGAGTATCTTCAACATAGCCTGGATCTACATAATCAACAGGACCATATAATGTGTCAATATCTGTAGGAGCATCTTCTACATAATCATCTATTACATAATCGTCAAGTACATAACTAGTATCTGGTACATGAACATTAATTGTACTTCTTGTAACTTTAAAATCTGTAAGATTTGCAGTAGCGGGTGTTGCTAATAATCTAAAATTCGTACCGTCAATATCTACATCATATGTTGCTACTGGAGATGTGCCCGTAAACACTGTGCCATATTCACTTGCATAAGCAGTAGTATTGTCATGAATAACTAATAACTCAGTTACATGGTATTGTGCAGTTATTGTATCAACCGCTTGTACTACATATTTTGCACTACGATAAGATGTTATTGGGAATGTATCAATTGCTACTTGTGTTGCAGCAGTTGTTACATCTGATGCAGTTGCTAACGTCTGCACTCCATCAATTAGAATTTCAGTCTCTGCTTTTACTTGTCCTGAGCTAGTAACAGTTAGTGCAAGGTTGCCAGCAGTATAAAATTTTAATTCATCATTATCAGTTCCACTACTTGTTTCTGCACTGATGTAAGTGTCTTGGTCAACGTCAATGACGCCGCCAAGACCACTCCAGTTAGTTCCATTATACCCTTCAAACTGACTACTATCAGTATTGTAGCGTATGTGACCTTGTAATGCTGTAGGACGTTCTAGTGTTGTACCTACAGGTAGTTTAACTGCGGTGTTACCACTAAAGGTAGCATCGTAAAATGTTGCACTTCCAGGTGTACCTGAAAATACTTCATTAGTATTTGTAGCATCAGGAATATATGTAAAGTTTCCTGTGCTATTATCAAATCCAAAAAATCCTGTTTTTGCAGCGGCACCGTCATGCCAGCGGAACTCAATCCCACGGTCCAGTGCGTCATCTGCTGTGGGTGCCGTATCGCCACCCAGTGTAAAAATTGGGTCATCAACAGTAATAGTTGTACTATTGACAGTTGTAGTCGTACCGTTTACAATAAGGTTACCAGGAATTGTTAAATTGGCAACTGTAAGCCATTGGCCATTAGCAAGATCATACTGTAGTAAATCACCGTCATTGACTATATCACCAGGATCTAAAACTAAATCGCTAAAATTAAAATCAACATCATAAGTGTTGAAGGCTGGCCCCATATATGCCATTATGATAACTCCAATACACTGGCAACTGCATCACAGTTTGCGCTGCTGGCTGTTGCTTGTAAACTATCATTGGGTTCAAGGTTGATAGGCTTATCTACGCTCAGTGTTGTGTTGGGAGGCACAGGCACTGCATCTAAGATTTTTCTACTTGTTCCACTGCTATCGTCTACCAATTCAAGTGTAACATTTACATTTGCACTACCGTGTGTATTACTGAAAAACATACCGTGAATCACAGCACTGTTAAGTCCAGCACCACATGTGTAAATTGTTGTTGCACTTGTACCAACTGCGGTGTGTGCGTTCTTAAAACTACTTGCCATTCATTTAACTCCCAAGTGCAATCGCAAATGCTATTGCATCGCCTTCGCTTATTCCGCCGCCGCCTCCACCGCCGCTTACGGTACCAGGTAACCATTTGCTTTGTGCAGCATTCCATACTAATGATTGACCATCGCTAGGTGCTGCGGTTGTTGTATCAACATCATTAAGTGCATCAATACTTGTAGCACCGATTCTAGTATCTACTCTGCCGTCTGTGTAGTAAAGATTAGTTACACCTTCAGCTAAATCATCAGTTGTATTGTCTGATAAATCTTCTTGATCATCACTAGCTACAAAACTAGATCCATTCCATTTTAATACTTGTCCTGACTGTATGCCAGTTAAGTCAACATCACCTAGATCGCCAACGCTCTGGTTTGCTAAAACTAACGTAGTATCAATATCATCTGCTGCAACAAATGTTGTGCCATTCCACTTAAGAACTTGTCCACTTGTAATACCAGTAGTATCAACATCTTGCAAACTTCCAATAGTATTGTCGCCAAGATCACCAAGTGTAATCCAACCTGTACCATTGTAACCTTCAAACTGGCTACTGCTACTGTTAAAACGAATATGACCACTAGTTAATGATGTACTTCGTTGTGCAGTGGTACCTACAGGAAGTTTTATACTACCTGTAATATCAAAGTCAACATCACTAGTACTAGTGTTAATTTTGTTAAGCTGATGATCAAAATTAATTGCCATTTATTTTACCTTGTTTTATGTATTTATGCTCTTACTTTGTTATTTTGGCACTTGACAATTTAATTACCATTTACCTAAAGGACATACTGAGTTGTTTATTCTTGTTTTTGCTGGCATAATGCATCCACATTCACTACACATAAACATTAAAGATTTATAAGAAGGACACTCTTTACAGATGTCCATTCTTTGCGCTGCTTTTTCATTAGATGCCAATACACCATCTGGACAAGGTACTTCTATAGAAGTACCATCTTCTAAATTTTCATGACACTTCACATCGCTTACTGTTACTACATCTCCTGGGAATTCATTTTCTTGTATTTCATCATTATTCATTTTCTTAACCTTAAATTGATCCGTAAATAGTACCATTGTCTGTGATTGAAGTATATGGACCAGATACAGCAGGGCCACCTGCGCCAGCGCCAGTACCTGAACCTGGTAATCCCCAACCACCACCGCTGATAGTTACGTTTTCTGTTGCGCTTAATATAGAACCACCTTGACCACCTGCGTTTGGTGTTCCGCCTCCGCCACATATAGTTGCAGATGCACTTACTCCATAACAACCTGCACCTGTAGGACCAGTACAGCCACCAGTACCAGATGCACTACAACAGCCACCACTGGTAGTACCTGAACCTGCATATGCACCTTGATTTCCGCCTGCTCCTCTGGTACCAGTAACTGTGACTGTACATCCGCCAGTAACTGTAATAGTACAACCTTCAGAACAACCAAAGGTAGCAAGAGTAGTAGATATACCTGTTGAGGTGGTATAAGAACCACCTGGTGAACCAGGTTGACCAGGTGCTGCTTGTCCGGCACCACCGCCACCGCTGGAACCACCACCGCCACCACCACCACCTGCGATAAATGCGCCAGAATTGTTTATAATTTCTACATCATCAGTAGTTGTGATTTGGATAGCAGGGCCGCCAGCACCGCCAGCACTTCCTCCATATCCAGTAATATTGCCACTATTATTAATTATTACACCATATGGAAAACTACCTGACAATATAGCGCCGCCGCTGGAAGTACTAGTTGAATATAAAGTAGTACCTGGACTAATCTCTACAATTAATAACAAGTTGCCATCCCAGCCATCTGCAAGTGCTAAGGAGTTTAAATCTGCATTTGCAATATCACCACTAAGTTCCATAATATGTGCTTTGATTGTTCCATAAAAATCACTAAAACGTATAGTATCATCATGCGGGACATTTACATTTTCTGGCAGATCTAGTACACGATAAATTCTATTAGACGATGTATCAGGTGGTGTTGTTTCTCTATAATATTCACTAAACAAAAATGCAATATTTGAATCTCGAGCATGCTCGGTTCTAATTTGTGAAGCTGAAATTGGTCCAGAAGTTTGTAACGGCATTATAGTGTCCCAAAGGCTGTAATATCACCCACAACTGTAAGGTTTCCGCTTGAATCTAATGACATTTTATTAACACCATTGTGTTTAAAGTATAGTGTGCCGCTGTTTTCACTTATTGTCCAATCACCTAATGATGCACCACTTGCCCCACCAACAAACTCTTGTACATATTCTTGTAATGCTACGGTACCGCCTGCGTCTGGTAAAATTATGTCTCTGTCTGCTGTAACGGCAGTTGCTTGTAATTTAATTTCAAAATCATCAGGCGCAGTACCTTCAAAGATAAGTTTTGTTCCTTGACTGATCCAAATATTATCAGTTGGCTCTAGTACAAGGTTTGTAGGGCTACTAAGTTTAAGTTCAAATCCAGGATTAGTACTAATTTGATCTGTGTTAATGACAACTTCGCCTAGTAGGTGTTCATCTGTACTTGGACTTCTAATTGATCCGCTAACTTCAAGGTTACCAGTTATAGTAGTATCACCTGTAATATCTGTTATACCAGTTATAGTAGTATCACCTGTAATATTTGTTATACCAGTTATAGTAACATCACCACCTACTGTCATTTCATTTGCAGCATAAATGTTATTAACGTGAAGTTCATTCCACTGTTTTGAGTTAATACCTAAATTGTATGTTAAACTTGCGTCTGGCAAAATGTTACTTGTAATATCAGCAGTAAATGTTACGCTGTCAGTATCACTGTCACCACCGTATGCATTGCCACCAATACTAATATCACCAGATAACGATATGTTACCTGTTACATCTAATCCTTGTTTGAAATAAGTTGTCATTTTTTATTCCCCTGTATGCAAATATTTATCAGTTTAACACAAAAAGAAAAACCCAGGCTCGAAAGCCTGGGCAGTTAGCGTCTCCGCTATCAAAACAACTATTAGCTGAATGATAGTGCTGAAGTTGTAACAGCAATTTTGTTTAGGTAATCGCCTGCGTTACCTAGTGAGCTTGCTGTGTTGTTTAGTTCGACATAACCGTAACGTGTCATGAAGCTAACAACTGGTTCGAATGTATCAGGATCAAGAACTGTTCCTGAGCTCATTAGTGGTACGTATGGGCAGTAGAATGCAGCCGCATCCGCTTCACTTGAACCTTTATAACCAACTAGTACGTCATCATTTGCTGCATACTGGTTGACATATACTTTCATTGTGTTGTTTAGAGTACCAACTAGTTTTGTGTTTGTTGGTGCTTCAAATGGACCTTCAGTTGTACGTGCAAATGCGCTTGTTGTCGCACTTTGTAGAACTGTTAGTACACTTGGGCTAACAACTGCCCAGTTACCTGCGCCACGGCGTGTACGTGCCGCGATGTCGTTAGCTGCTTTGTTGATTAGAACTGCTAGAGCTGCATGCTCGTCACCAACGAATGTAGCTGTACCGCTTACACCAGACTGGTCAAATGTTGAACCAGCTGTACCTGCAAGTGTGCTTAGGCTACCGATGATCTCTTGATCGATTTCAGCAGTAATCTCTTGAGCAAGTGCTGCCATGATTTCTGCTTCAACGTCTAGACCATGCATCGCTTGTGCGTCTTGAGCTGCTTCGAAAGTCCAGCGAGCTGATAGCTTGCGTGATTTCGCTTCAACAGTCTGTTTCAAGATCTGGATGCTTAGTTTACGTCCAGCTGCACCTTCTAGTGTAGCTGTTGCGTCTGCTTTACCTGTGCTTGCGTTACCTGAGTAACCGTTTGCAATTGCAAATGGGCTTAGGGCTTCATCACCAGCTGAAACACCTGATGCTGCTTCTGCATAACGCACACGTAGTGTGTGGATCTGACCAACTGGGCCAGTCATTGGTTGTACACCAACTAGTTCGTTTGCAATAACTGTTGGCATAACACGGCGGATAACTGGTAGGATAACTTTGTTAAGAGTTGCAACGTTACCTGCTTGAGTAGCACCAGCAGTTGCACTTTCAGTAAGTGCTGCTTTTGTGTTTTCAAGAACAGTGTCCATTACAGTCTTTTTGTTACCTGCCAAACCGTCTGTAAGAGCTTCTTTGGTAGCTGACCAATTTTCAAATAGGTTTGCCATTATCTTTCTCCTTAGCTAATTCCGGCTAATTTTTTTAAATTAATAATTTCGGCAGATTTACCAACCTCTGGTTGGCTTGCTTTATCACCAGTTACCACTTTTGTGTTTTCGGTGAGCTTTGCCTTTTCTTTTTTAGAAACCTGTACATCTTCTTTTAATACATTTGGAAGATACTTGTTGAATGCATCACGTAGTTTTTCTGTTTTCACGCTTTCTAGTAGTGCACCCATGATTTCTTTTTGATCCTTGCTTAATGGAGCCATCATTTCACTCATTACAGCTTTACGGTCTGTAAGATCTTTTGCAATCTTAGCATCACGTTTAGCTTCCATAATAGCTACATCTTTTTCTGCAAGGGCCTTTTCGCTTTCGTCCAATTTAGATTTTAGTTCATCCATTGTACGATTTAGTTTCGCAACTTGTGTGCCTTCAGCTAGTGTACTTGTCATAAATTCAGCTGCAAATGTTTCGAAAATCTTACGACCAAAGTTATTTTCTTTAGCTGCTTGAATGTCTTCTTTAAGGGCTGTTAGTTCGCCTTTAAGAGTACTTTCAACGATTTTTTCAACTTTTTCTGCTGCATTTTTAACAAAAGTAGCACGGGCTTCAGCAATTACTTTCTTGCCTTCGGTTACCATTTTAACTTTTTGTTCAACTAGTGAACGTTTGTCTTCATGGAATTCGTTTAGCTCATTGGTTAGCTGTGAAAGAACAAATTCTTCTAGCTTTCCAAAGTTTGCTTTCTGTGCTTCACGATCCTCTCTGAGTTCTGCGATTTCTTCTTTTAAAGTAGACATAATAAATGTGTCTAGAAGTTTAGCATGTTCCTTGATTGCTTTTTTATAAGCAACACGGTCTTCTGCTAGTTTGCTCTTATCTTGAGCAAACTCTTCTAGTTCTACTTTAATCGTATCATTTAGCATTGCATCCATTGCTTCTACGATTTGCGCTTTATCGTTTTCGTAGCGGCCTGCAAATTCCTCACGCAATTCTGCGGTGATTTCTTCACGTGCCTCAGCAATACGTGCTTCAAATGCTTCGTTGATACCGTTCTTCACATCTTCAGAAAGTACCTCAGAGCCGAGAATTTTATCAATTTCTTGAGCCATTTAATCTCTCCCTAGGTCCTTGATGAAGTTGACTACCTCTGATTGGAGGTATTTTTGAGCTCGATTATCATGCTTTACCGCAGTTGCAACGTCCCAAATTGTACCACCTCTACGGTGGTTCATAATCTGTTCATAAATTGGATCTGGATATGCATCAGGAGCACTTGGATTTGCTACAATATCTACTGTAACGATCTCAAAATCTGATACGTTTCCACTTCCATCAACGTTGCCGCTGCCTCTTGAGCTGACACCTAACTTAACGCCACTTTCTAGTAACGTTTTACATATATTACCCATGGGAGTGGGTAACATTTTTAATTTACCGATACCGTCTCTTTCATTCATATGAATACTTGTAATCATATGACTGACACGGTCTAGGTTAATATTTAAATCGTCAGGGTGATCTGCCTCACCTAAAACAGTAAATCCCTTAGTAATTTTCTCTTGCAACGACTTCACTGCATTTGCAATTTCATTTACTGGATATACTCTTTGGTTTTGGTTTTTCACACCACCCTGAATGAAGATACCTTCCATGTACAAGTCCTTACCACCTTTACCGTCATCAACTGACTCAGTGGTAATACTTGCAACGTTAGGTAAAATTACTTCTCTAAGTGGTGTAAACATACGCTATTAACCCTTGACTGCTCTTGGTTCGCCAGCCTCTTGTGGACCGTCGACACCCATAGCTTTTGGTGCTTCTGCTTTACCGCCAGCTTCTTCTGATGTATCAGTTGGATGTGGATTACCCATATCGTTACCTGCATCTTTTACTGGTGATTTAGCACCGCTGTCTTCGCCATTTGGCATTGACACGTTTACGGCTTTCATTTCTGCGCCTTCTTCTAGCTCTTCAGCTTCGTCTACTTCTTCAACTTCTTCAGCAAACTCTTCAACTGATTCCATTTCAGGCATTTCCATTTCCATTTCATCGCCTTCTTCTTCACCAGCATCGTCGCCTACTAAATCAGCAAACGCTGCTTTTAGTTCTGCTAGAGCATCTTCTACATTCATCATAGCTTCTTCAGCTTCTGATTCTGCATCGCCTTCTTCTTCCTCTGCTTCTTCATCACCAGCTAATTCGTCTGCTAGTTCTGCTTCAGCTTCGTCTTCTTCATCAGCTTCGCCAAATGTTTCTTCTGCTTCGATTTCTTCTTCTGAATCTTCAATATCTTCAATGAAGTCATCTTCCATGTCGCTATCGTCGATAGCTTCTTCAAGTTCGTCCTCGTCTTCTTCGATGACATCTTCCACACTTGCATCTTCTTCGATTAGGTCAGCGTAAATTTCACGTGACTTCTCGACAAAGATGTCGTGTAGTAGATCAGAGGCACGGTCAGTGTCCTCGTTAATCACCAATTCGAGTACTTTTTCTAGTTTACTTTTACTATTCATTTTGCATATACTCCTCAATGATGACACAGCAATATAGTGTTACAAAGTCAATGTTATTTAGTAAGTAAAACATTTTACTTAGAAAAAAGCATAGAAATCAGCAAAAAGTGGTGTTTTTATTAACTGACCACCTTGCTAAGTAAAATTTATTCCTGTGGTTTGCTATAAATTGCGCTTAAATCCTCATCTCGTATAGCTTTTTCTTTACTATCCATTGCACGTTTTTTACGCAATTTATTTAGATGGCGCAATGTTAGTTTTGCTTTACGAGTGTCATCTATTTGCCTCTGATTGTATTCGTCATCAGACGCTTCATAATATTCTCTCAGTTCCTGAAATCTCATGTTTCTTCTCCTGTGTCGGCGCCTTCGTCTCCAGCAATTGGACTTTCACCTGTGTCTACTTCAGTGTCACCAACGTCTTCGCCAGTGTCAAAGTCACCTGTATCCTGATCAAAGTCAGGACGTATTCCTACATCACTTAATCCGCCACCTTCAGCACCACCATCAGTACCTACGGTGTTTGGATTTTCTTCTTTCCACATACGCTCATTTTCCAATATCTCGTCTTCACTAAGTCCAAGATACTTGCTAAGAACAAAACGTCTGCTCAAGTATTCTACACCTTCAATTTGTCCAAATACTCCAGCACGGGCATTATCAATTTCAATTTCACGATACTGACTAAAGCTCTGTGGCTCAATAAAGCGGATATCAAACAAATTACTTTCAATCTGGAAGCCACGCTCTTTTAGGAATAGTTTAAATTCTTTATCAAAAACTGGCTGAATCATATTCTGTAGTCGTTGACAATATTTTGTAAAACGGAATTCTTGAATAAATGCCGTGCCTACACGCCCGTCATTATATGTTGCACTACCATCTTCTGGACCAGTTGGCAGGTAACTGCTAGGCACACGCAATGCTCTTAGCATTTTGTTTGTAAAGAATTTAAGATCGTCAATCTCACCCAAGTTTTGACCACCTGGTAAAACATCAACTTTACTACCACGTCCTTCAGCAGTTTGTGCAAAGAAATAATCTTCCATAATACTTAATGGATTATACTGTGCATCCATCACGTTTTGTCCACCGCCTGTTTTGTTTGGAATACGGCGTTGGTGTATTTCGTTTTTAACACGTTCAACAAAGCCCATTGCTTTGTGTGTTGGCATGTTACCAACGTCAATATAGAACACACGGCGTTCTGGCGCACGTTGTACACGGTAGATAATAATACTATCTTCCAACAGTTCTTTTTGTTTATATGTTTTAAAGATCGGATCAAGGATACTACTACCAAATGGCCAGTTTTGATCCATGCCTTCTGTCATAGCAACATGCATAATATGACTGGCATCTACTGCATATTCTTCAGTATTTGCTGCAATGCCGTTACTGTTGGAAGTTCCACTGTTACTAGTAGCACCGTAATCTTTACTGCCCATGCTAGCAAATGCACCAGCAGGTGTACCTCCACTAAAACTGTTATTGTGTTCTAGCGGTTCAGTTGCAGTTTTATTTTGTAGATTAAGGTCAATGTTTTTAACAATATACTGCTCAGGCTTTTTACCTTCGCTTTCGTTAACAACTACTTTGATAACATCCTGAGGATTTACATAATTTAATTCCCAAGTTTCAGGATCACGAATGAACGGTTGGTCACCATACTTTACTACGTTACGGAATGTCTTAAAAATACGTCTATCCCAGTCATTGATATTACACCACTGGCGTAGTGCCTGATCTAGGATTTTGCTTTCACTTTCTGTGGGCTCATTTTTGTATACAACTTTAAAAGGCGTACCAGTTTCATCATCAAACTGTGTACTGAATTCAGCAATAGTATCCAGTGCAGCATTGATTTCACTGTCCATGTCCATTTGGTCATATTGCATATAACGCTCGACACGGTTTGGCATACCACTGTATACCTCAGGTAGCCAGCTTTGAAAACGGCTTGCGCTACCGCCGCCATTTCCGCCACGGCCAGAAGTTTTTTCTGCTTTGCCCTGGTATACTGTGAAGTGTTTTTTCCAACTCATTTTTGATCTCTTTTGTTTATTATACAATATTTATCTTATATTGTCGAGTGATGTTATTCCTCAGCGTTTTGTCTAATTCTACGCTGTTCTGTTAAACTATCTGATAGTAAACGTATAATATTAGCTGCCTGTTCTTCAGTAATACCGCCCACTCTTGAAATGTCTGATTGTAGTGTATCACTCATTTGGTTACCGTCAGCATCAACAATGCTTATAGGTGCAGTGCTATCCATACCTGACAAAACTGTGTTACCTTGCAAGAAAGCACCGCTAACCGCAGCTTCATCTAGTACAAATCCTGTTCCCTCAGTTAAACTTGCAACATTTCTATAAAGTTCTACCAAATCTCTCTGATAATCTTCTATTCTTGAAGCACTTCTGTTTCGTCCACTTGATTCAAAATCCCAATATTCGTTTTCACCTGCTTCACTTCTAGCAATACGCTGACGTTCTGTATCTATATTGCTTTGTAAATTTTGTATGCTATACTGAAAGTCATCTAGTTTATCCAATATACCACCTGAAATATATTCATTAATATTTTGGAAACGTGCATCTTCACCTGTTTGGCCATTGTTTAATACTCTTAATAGAGTTGTATCGTCTAAACCTATACTAGATTGTAAATCGCGAATACGTCTTTCTCTTTCATCGCTTACTATCCTGGCCGCTAATCCGTCATCACCAGCAGCAAATGCATCTACGTATTCTTGGTTTTCCCTCATAAAGCTCGGACTACTTGCTATTTTATCCATACTTATATTATTAAACATTGTGCGTATTGCATCAGCATTTAATAATGCATCTCCAGCTGATGTAATATCTTCGTTAGCTAATTGTGAATTTAATGCTGCTTGTTCACTTTCAGTTAAATTAACATCTGCTGTGCCACCACTTAATACCGAAACTCTATTGGCTCTTATTTCAGCATTTGCTATTTCAATATCTTCAATTTCATCAACATTAAGTATGCGAGTAGATAACGAATTTAGTGCTGTTACAAGTGCTGCACCACCAGCTTCAATCCCTGATTCAGCACCAGTGAGCTGCTGCAACAGCGTGTCTGCCATTTGAACGCCTTTTGTTTTTATTGAATTTACAACTGTTTCCATGGCACCTGGCAACGCTAAAATTTTAAGTCTTCCTTCTTCAGCTGCGGTGGCAAAATTATCAATACTAGCCTGGGCATCTTCAGATGTAATATCAGTAAACCCACGCATTGCAGCTATTGCTTCAATTACATCACCAGCAATACCTTGTAGTGGAGTATTAAGATCTGCTAAACGTGTCAGTGCCTGGGGGTCTATTCTCATTTCATCAAGCATACCAGCCACTCTTTCATTTACCTGTGTTTGGAATTCAGCAGGATCCATACTTGCATAGCTACTACGATAAAAATCAAATAGTTCACGTATACCAGGTATACTTGCACTCATTGCAGCTAATTCGTTATCAAATGTACCAAAATCAGTATTATTCCTAATAGCTGCTGTAAAACTATCTTCAATACGCTTACCTAAATTACCAGTACCGTCTAGTGCAGCGGCAAAATTTCCTAGGTTATCAGCAGCATTTCCAGTTTGTGTACTTAAAAATAGTGCATTTCTTGCATTAGATAATGCTTCTTGACGTGCTCTTAATCTTTCACGTCTGTCAGTACCAGTTAATTCTGCAAGTGCTGTTTGTTCTCTGAGTAATGTTGTCAAACTTTCAGACTGCTCATCTAAATTGTTTTTATCTAGCTGTCCACGTAGGCGTACTAGTTCAATTTCATCAGCAAGTGCATCATTTAGTGCACTGTTAGTTAAACCAAATTGACCAAATTCTGAAATATTCATTCTAAGAACATGACTTAAATCACCAAATTCAGCAGCACCACTACTTATATTATCACCTAACGATCTTATAGCACGTTGGTTATTAGTAATAACTTTTCCAAAATTTTCAAAATCCAAACCAGCAAGACCAGCCGCAGTTCTTAAATCTACCAATGATCCGTGTAATCCAATACCAACATTATTAAGCTCAGCAGTTGTTTTTGCAAACCCTTCAATAACACCAATAACTACACCAATACCTGTAGCGAACGCAGCTAAATATCCACCTATTTTAGGTATATCACTTAAAACATTAGAAACTTCATCCATTGCAGCTGATAAACTTGAAACATCTGCTTTTGTAACACTTTTAACTTTATTCGCAAAGGCATTAAACGCTCTAGAGGTTTCTTTTGTACCTTCTTTTATTGCAGATGTTGTACCGTCACCACTAGTTTTAGTTGCATTAGCGTTTTCTTTAAGTCCTTTTTCAAATTCATCAGCTAAATTATCTAATGATCTGTCTAATTTATTAAGTTCAAGTTGACTAGCACCAGTGGCTTTAACTAGAGATTTTAATACATTTAATCCTTGTGCGTTGAGTAAGTTTCCTCTGTCAACAGACCTTAATATACGACTTTGAACTTCAGCAGTCGCCCAGGCAGGTACTGGTATTTTTTCACCACCGATTGGTATATTGTACATATCAGCCATTTAGAACCCAATTAACTACGTAGATAAATACTTTTATCAGTTTACATTGATACAACTATTTATAAGGTAAAATTAACATGTCAGATAATCCGCTAGTAAATCATTTTAGAAAAGTGGAAGTTTATATTCCATTGCCCAGTAAAGGAAAATATTATCCAGAAAAACTGGAAACCAGTGTGGATGATGAAATTGGTATCTATCCCATGACTGTAAAAGATGAGATTGAAATCAAGAGTGCTGATAGCTTATACAACGGTGAAGCACTTTATCACATGATTTCCAGTTGTGTTCCCAGTATTAAAGACCCTAAAAATATGCCAGTTTGTGATGTTGATCCTATCTTATTAGGTATCCGTTATGCAAGTTATGGTAAAGAAGTTGACCTTAATATGACTTGTCAAAAATGTGAAGCACTTAATCAGTTCAGTGTTAGCGTACAAGACATGTTAGGTAGATTACAACCAATGGAAGGCAATGATACAGTGACGCTGGAAGATAAAACAATTATTCACATTGTGCCTTATATGCTTAAACATCGTGTACAAACCAGTGTACAGAACAGCAAAAACAGACAGCTTATGCTTGTACTTAATAATGCAAATAAAAGTGATGAAGAAAAGAAAGAAATTTACAACCGTACAATTGTAGAACAAAGTCTACTATTAACTGACTTGGTTAGTCAGTGCATTAAAAAAGTTGTACTGGAAGATGGTACTGAAGTAGATAACCCATTATTCATTAAAGAATGGGTTGAGAATATCAATCGTAAAACATACGATATACTAAATGATGCAATTGGGAAATTAAGTCAAACAAGAGTGAATAAACAAGTGCAAGGTAAATGTAACAGTTGTGGAAGTGATATCCATTCAAGCCTTGAAATAGATCCATTCAGTTTTTTCACATAGAGCTCTTGCGTAACCCTGACGATGTTGAAGGGCTCTTAGAAAAATACAGTCAGGAACAGGAAACCTTGGAGGCAACTATTTTTGATATTCATATTCAAGGAGGGGTTTCTTTAAGAGATCTTTATCTATTAAGTAAAAAGCAAGTCAACTTAATGGTCACAAGAATTAATAAAGTCAACGAGAAAAAATCAGGTAAGTCGAAACAATATCTATAGTATAACGTTGACTTACGTCAACGGAAATTTCGTTATCACTCAATTTCATTTTTTATTATATACGGAAGATTTTATTTTAACTTTACCATGATGTTAGTCACACTTAGCCTGAATAAGGCCAAGTGTACTCAGGAAAACTTTACCAGTCAGCCATGTCACACCGTATCTCGAATAACCTTTATAACGCAAGGCAAGGGCGGTTGTGCGATACCCTTTTATATTCTACTTACAACGCAGGAACACAGAAAGCCAGATACGGCGACAATTCTGCTACCCGTGAGTTCCAATGGTTCAGGAGAGCTCACTCATTTTGGTTTGTCAAACCAGCGCATAGACTGCAACACATCACTCCACCGGCGACGAGCATTACCTCGGCTGGATCTTGATGGGTCCTAAGACCAAATACGGTTGCTATGTTTTATTTTTTGGAGATTTGTTAGCCAGTGTTTTACGATGTTCTAGTAATCTTTGACGTAGTATGTTACTACTGCCAACTCTTACATTTATAATGCCATTGTAATATTCGTCTGTTTCTAAAACGCCACGATCAAATTGTTCTTTTGCTTCAAGATAAGACAGTTCGCCTCTACTTTCACAATAATATAATATTTCTCTTGTAAAATTATCTTCGCCAAGTTGTGCGACATCTGCATTTAGATGTTCGCTTGAGCCCCAGTATGTTCGCCAATCGCTTTCTACTGTTGTACGTCTTTTACGTTTTTTGCCTTTAAGGGGAGGTCTGGTTTTTTTAAATTGAGCTAGTTTTTTGCCAATGTATTTTTTATTGTTAGTTAAATTTGTTATGAGATAGACGAAGCCTACGCATGATTCTGGAAGTTCTGATACTACTTGCCCATTATACTGCCATTCACTCTTTGCCACGTTTACTCATTTTTTCTAATACATGTAATCCAACATCTTGGATGTTGTCTATCTTTTTATGTGCCGTATATCTTTTTCTAATTGTTTCGTTATTAGGTCGTTCAAAAATACTTGTTAAATCTATATCGTCCAAAATACCAACATCCACTAAATCACTGTAACTACCAGTGTCAACTGTGATTGTATAGTCGTTGGGATTAGTGCCATAATACTTATGTGAATCATCCCATTCAGTAACATTTACTGTTGGTATTTCCAATGTAGCACCTGTATCAGGGTCTGTCAATGTAATTTTTTCAGATTCTTCATTATTCTTCGACATAGTCAGTATCCGTACTAAATGTAGTAAATCCATTTTCTTTTAATACTTGTAGTGTGTTACTAACACGCCCAACAAGTTCATCACGGTGTGAGATCAAGAAAATGTTTTTATTTCTTTCACGTACAATCTTTTTAAGTACGCCCAATGATGCTTCAACACCATTGCTATCCATGCCTGAGTCTACTAGTTCGTCAATTGCCATAAAGTTAATTGGTGTATTCATTGTTTCAAATACATCACGGAATGCCCAAGATAAGCCAAGGATAAGTCTGTTACGTTCGCCACGGGATAAGTTGTCAAAGTCTAGTTCACGGCCAAGTTCTGTAATTTCTACTGTTAAGTCTGGTTGGAATACTACTTCATGTGGGAGCCCAAGTTTAGTCAAATAATAGCCAAGTCGTGTGTTTAAGTATGATAAGTTTTGTTCAATAATACGTTTGCGGATAAAACTGTCTTTATTAGTTAGCAGTTTCATCAAGAAGTCCTGATGTTCACGAAGTAAGTTGAGTTGGTTCATTGTGTCCCAACTGATTTCCTGAATGCCTTCTTTTTGCAATGCTTCAATTTGATCTGTATACGGATCAGTTTCAGCAATTTTATTATCTAGTTGTGTTTGAAGTCCAATAACTTTGTTGCGGTGATCATGCGCTTCGTTAACGTCTTCATAAAATGTTTCTGGTGCTGTGCCAAGTGTGCCTAATTCTTCTAATGCCTGAGTATGTTCTGTATATTGTGTATTGTTAGCGACTAGTTGTAATGCCGCTTCTTGTTTCATGTCTTGTTTAGACTTGAGAATTTCTTCTTGCTTCTCATCATGCAAGTCTTGACCACAAGCGTGACACTTGTGTTCTACTAGCAAGGCGATTTCTTTTTCTAGCTTCTCAACTAGCTTGTTCTGTTTAATATCATCAGCTTGTATAGATTGAATCCAATCTTTTAGCTGTTGGTGTCTGGCTACATTTACTTTGTAAACTGCTAAATCAGCGTGTGCTTTAAGTTCAGCATCAATGTCCATGTGTTCTAGTTCAGTGATTGCTTCTTTAAACGCTGTAATATCGTTTTCTTTCTTATCGAGCCATACTCTTTTCCTACGCTCAAGGTCCTTGATGCTCTTTTGGATGGCATTATTAGCCTCTTCGACACCCTTGATACGATATTCTTCTTCTTTGATCGCATCCTTTGTATCCTTTATTTGTTCTTTGAGTACGTTTGCTTTTTCACTTAGTAATGTAATACCCAGCAATTGTTCAATAATGTCTCGTTGATCATTTGCTCGCATACTCAGAAAAGGTTCTGTATACGTGTTTAGGGCCATTATGTGCTTAAACATTGTGTGGCTCATGCCCAAGAGTTTTTCAATCTCTTGCTGTGTTAGTCGACCTTCTCCCTGAATTTCATCAGTGCCGTCTTCTAAATGGTCATGATTGTTTACCAAAAATTTGAAAATGTTTGGCTTTCGTCCACGTTCAATTCTATACTCTGCGCCGTCTTTTTCAAAGTCCACTGTTACCAGCATGCCTTTGTTATTCGTTTTATTTATTAAATTGTCTTTTCGAATATTAGTTAGCGCATTTCCGTACAAAGCATAGGATAATGCATTGATAATTGTAGTTTTTCCAGTGCCGTTACGTGATCCATCACCTCCCAAGTCAACATTGTTGCCCAGTACTAGTGTTAAACCAGCTTCGTCAAAACGTACCCCTTGGGTAACGTTACCAACACTCATAAAGTTCTTGATTGTTACGTTCTTAATATTAATCATAGGTTTGCGTAGATATCCATTAACATTTTACTGTTGATCATTTCACTATCAACAGCTTTAAGTTGAGTATACACTATCTGGTCAACATTTTCAACCTCTATTTCTCCGTCAGTTTGCCAGTCAGTAGCATGCTCTTCTTTCTTAGCAGGCATTAAACTGATTTCACGAAGTTTAAATTGTTGTGCAAATGTTTCTTTGATAAAGTTTGCTTCTTCATAACTGATAGGAACATCAAGTGTAACTCTACAGTATGTGTTGCTGTTTAGATAGTAGTCTGGATTATCAATAAGTTTACTCAGTGGCAGTGTGCGATAACGTGGAGCATCTGGCCAGTCAATATATTCTGGTTCCTTGCCCCATTCTAGTATCATCATACCACGCTCATCATCCCACGCATCTGCATAGTTATGTGGGAAAGGACTGCCCAAGTAATGAATCTTTCCGTTGTTTTGACGTTTATGAAAGTGTCCGCTGAATACATATTCAGGACCACTAAAGTCATCTGCTTTAAGTCCGCCATGATCTGGCATTGTAACCATAGCATTCATTTTAAAATGCGGTAATTCAAAGTGGCCAAAGACGTACTTGCTTTTCAACTTGTTCATCTTTTTCCATTCATCTTCAATTAACCACGGCACAAGTGCAACGTCATCACGTTCCAATATTCCATCGTTAATTAAATGAACGTTGTCATGTAGCATAGCATGTGGTATACTGTGAATTTCACGCTTTTCACGATAGTATAGATCATGGTTGCCCATGATCATATATACGTTTTCAAATGCTTCACTAAGTCGCTTAATGTTAGGAACAGTATAATTTAATGTACTAACGTTGACACTACTACGATGATGATGCCAATCGCCCAAAAATATACAAGTTTCACAGCCAGCTTCTTTAGCTTGCTCAATAAACCAGTATATGAATCTTTCGCAATCGTCATTGTGTTGTCTGCTGTTGTTCTTGTTTCCAAAGTGAATATCTGTAAAGCATGCTACTTTATTAAAGAATTGACTCATATGATATTATATCCTGCGTCTTTCAAATCTTGTTCATTTTTTTCGTTCATTTCAATTTCACGCTCAGCTAGTTCAGCTCTAGCAGTCTGTTGTGCTTTTTCATCGTCGATTTGTCTACTGAAACTTGGCATTTGGCCAGCTTGTTGTAGCAAATCATCACGTAAGTTTTGGTTACGTTTTTCCATGTTAAGCACTCTAGTAAAGCTATTAGTAATAGCTGCCGTGTAATACGCAAACGGGTTTGCTGATTTACTTTCATCAAAGTACAAACCAATCTGCGATAGTTGCACTAGTGCATGGCTACGCATTTCATCAATATATGTATAACCACGCCAGTTGCTTCGCATACTATAACGCTGACACAGCATCATCATCATGCTAGCCAGGCGCTCAGTAATCTTTCCTTTTGTAACACTAAATTTACCGTCTGTCAAGTCCCCACGCCAGTGACTGCGTACAACTTCTTCCCATTGGTTGTTACGCCATGCCAAATGCTTAAAGGGAGGAAAATTACACTTGGCATGGCGGTCGGCTACAGATTTAGGTTTATTTTTACGTCCTGGTTCTTCTGGAATGTGCTCAAACGTCATAAGACGGATCACAATGTCTTCCAGTGGAATTTCACTGCCATCAAACTTGTAGTCAATTGGACGTGGTTTGTCTTTAGCTTTTTTGCCTGGTGTACTTTCCCATTCTGCAAATGCCACTGCATGATTTTCTACAGCGATACGGTCAGCACGAGTTTGCTTTGCTTCTGCAATCACTGCATCGTCAATCTGATCCATATCATGTACGATTACATCATTCTGGTAGTATTTTTGATCTTCAATGTAGCAAAAACTCAGTTTGCTTTTGTGGATCTCTTTCAACAATTCTTTGTTATTTAAATAATTTTGTCTTTTAGCCATGATTATTTCCCTTTAATATTCTGATTATACTATACTTTCGAGTACAAGTCAACACCTGAAAATCACCCTAGATCTAATCATATAAATAGTAATAGGAGAGCAGTTATGCGTTTATTTGAATTAACTAATACAAAAAACATCACAGTATTCTACGGTGGTAGATTTCAGCCTATGCACAAAGGTCACAGAGATGTATACAAACATCTAGTAGACAAGTTTGGTGCTAACAATGTATTTATTGCTACAATGTTTAGCCAGAAAGCAGCAAAAGCACACGCTGCTGGCGACTACAGTAGTGACCCATTTACATTTAAAGAAAAAGCAGAGCTGATGACAAAAATGCACGGCATTCCTGCTAACAAAATTATTGATACCAATCCGTTTCGTCCAGACGTAACAAAAACTGGTAGAGATCCAAGTACAAGTGCAGTTGTACTGGTATACGGTGCAAAGGATGCAGGTAGATTGAATACCACAACTGGTGCACTTCGTAAAATACCAGATGATTTAAACGATATGCAGCCTGCAGACGAGATTGCTGGATATGTATATGTTGCACCGCTTATGCAAGGCGGTATGAGTGCTAGTGATTTCCGCAGTGTAATGGCTACAGGCAAAGACCAGAGTGGTAAAGCTAAAGACCCACAAAAAACATTTGTAGAGTTCTTTGGCAGCTTTAACCAAGATGTATTTGATTTTATCAAAGGAAGATTAACCAATGGCTGATCACAGAGCAAGATTGCGTGTAAAAAGTGGAAACAGAAATCTTCTAAGCGGGCCTGCTGCTCCGTTAGAAAAAACAAGTGGTATACTTTTTCCATATAGTCCAAATATTACAGTGCAATCACAAGTAGAATATAGCCAGTATGATACACAGCATACAAACTATCAGCAAAACGCTTATAGTAGAACACGTACACCTAATATTCAGATTACGGCAGATTTTGTAAACCAAACTACACAAGAAGGACTGTATACTATTGGTGTATTACATTTTTTACGTACAGCGACAAAGATGCATTTTGGTAAAAACGATAGTAAAAAAGGTACTCCGCCACCAGTACTAAGTTTTAGTGCTTATGGTAACTTTAATTTTCAAAACGTACCTGTTTTAATTGGCAGCTTCACACAAAGTTATCCTAATGACGTTGACTATATACAAGCGGGACCAAGTAGTGTTCCTGCTATTATGACAATCGCAATTGATCTTATTCCACAATACAGTGCTAGAAAACAACTGGAATTTAGTTTAGATAGCTTTGCAAGCGGTGACTTATATAATAGAGGATTTATTTAATGGCAAGTAAATATAAATCTAATAGTGTATATAAAAAGACACCTGCAAATAAAAAGTATCTGGAAAATTACGTACCACCGGTGCAAGTAAGTGCAAATAATACAGAAATTATTACACTGGAATCAAAGTATAAACATAGGCCAGATTTGTTAGCGTATGATAGATATGGCGATGCCAACTTGTGGTGGATTTTTATTCTATACAATAGAAATACAATAGTTGACAGCATTTATGATTTTGAACCAGGCATTAAATTGCGTGTACCTATCAATAGTAGCTCTATAGGAGTTTAAATGACCTACCCTTTAGAAAATGCACTCAATGAGTTTGAAACTTACACATATAATGTAAGTCTTTATATGGTTAAACCCAGTCAAGCTCAAGACTTGGATCAGAACATTAATACTGGATTTGCAAAATTAATTGCAGATAATTCTAGTGAAGCAATTTATAATATTAGTGAAGTTGAGCAGAGTCATATAGTGGGATTTAAAAACGGCAACAGGGCTGGGTTTAGTAGTTTCTTTGATATTACAATCAGAGAGACCAATAGTATTACACTATTAGATACAATAGTAAAAACGTCTAGTGAATTGGGTATTGAAAATCATACACTTGCAGCATACTTAATTAATATTGAATTTAACGGTAGATTACACAGTGGTGCACCCAAGAAGTCAACACTTAATTTCTGGTATCCAGTAATTATTAATGATTTCCGTATGCAAGTTGACAGTGGCGGTGCGCAATATCGTATACAAGCAACAGAAACAGGTGCCGCAGCATTTAACTATTTGGAAAATGTAAGTAAAGAAACAATTACATTTGAGGCAAGTACTGTAGGCGAGGCGTTAACTGCATTTACAGAAGCTCTTAATATTACACAAGAAGCCAGACTTAGAAATAATGGAAGTGCATTAGAAGTAGAATATGAATATGAAATTGAATTTGATGAAGAAACAGGTGCAACTGATTGGTTAAACTGGAATATTCAACAGACTGTAGATTTAGACGAGGCAATTGGTATCAGTACTGCTACTGCTGATGGTAAAATACAATTCGTCCTTCAATCAGGAACAAACATTACTGACTTTATTGGTGCAGTATTAATGACGACTGATGAATATAAACGTCTTCCATTGGACGATGGTAGTGAAGCAAGGACAAACGGCGCTGGCAGACTTAGTACTGCTACTCTTGACAAATTTAAAACTTTCTTTAAGGTAGTTGCTAATATTGAGTTTGGTAATTATGATGAATTGCGTAATGACTATGTTAAAATAGTTAAGTTTAAAGTAGTCAAACACAGAACTCCTAGTAGTATAAGTGATGTAGATGAATACACTAACAGTATTTTTGATACTAGTGTTCAAACAACTCGTGTAGACAAACTTATTAGTCAAGGAATCTTAAAAAAGCGTTATGACTATTTTTACACAGGACTTAATACAGAAGTATTAAATTTAGATTTAACATTTAATTTTGCATACTTTGAAATTGTTCCAGTGCAATCTTTAGACCCTAATAGTGTGGCAGCATCACCGCACAATGGTCAACCAACACTAGGCGAACGCATAGGTGAAGTTAAAAATACACGCATTGATTTAGAAAGACAAGCAAGTAATTTAAACAGACGATTGGATACTTTAAGAACAAGACAAGCACAAAACCAATCAGCAATAGACAATGCAAGGTCCGTAAATGTAGATGCTATTGCACGACAGGCTCAAATTCAAGCAGAGTTAGATCAGGCAACTACTGAACTTAATACTGTTAATAGAACTCTTAGTTTCACAGAACAAGCCCAAGCAGAGTTATTAGAATTAAGAAGGTCACAGACAGGTGCACCTAGTCAAGTTAGTACAGCGTCTGGTCCAGTGAGTAATCCACTTGGTATTGATGCACCAGTGCGGTTTGGAAGTGATACAATTGATAGTAGTGACACATATGTTCCTGAAAACGACAGAAGTGGTGGCACTATTATGTTTGGTGGTGTTAAAGCAAACATGGAAAACAGTGCTGACCATTCAAATATAGAACTAGAAATAAGAGGTGATCCTTATTGGCTAGGAAAACCAAATACATTTTATACAACTACTACAACTGGAGAACTTGCAGATTATCAAACAGGGCAAAACATGTTCTATTTGAAAATAAATTTACCTGCACTTGACCCTAATGATTTTGATAGTGTGTCTCCAAATGATAGTTATACTATAAGTGGATTGTATGTTGTAACACATGTTATTAATAGTTTCCGTAATGGGTTGTTTACTCAATACTTAAAAGCGTTCAGAGACTTAGCAACTAATTCTAGCACAGTGTCTGATACATTAAATACAGATACTCCAATAGTACCATTATCAGGTCCTGACGACGGCACTAGGGGACCAGCAGCTGACCC